CTTATAGCCTTCATTAAAAGCTTTGGCTTTGGCTGAAGTAAATAAACTCCAGATATAAAGGCCGATAAATGGAACTCCAATGATTATTCCTACTACTGCTTCATCAGATAAATTAGGCAACATCTGCACTCACCCCATATTTATCGAGCCAATATGCAGAGATTTCGGCCTTAGATAAACGGCCTCTCAGCACTTTCTTACCCATCCGCTCTTTAGCGAATCGTCTGATTATTGATCCCTTAACCCAATTTGTCCCATCAGTCCAAGCACCAGCTTGAGAATCAAATCGAATAAGAGCTACTTTATTTACCATTTTGCTCCCGTTCTGTAATCCACAAATGGATTTACGGGCTAAATGTATTTGCTCAAATCTATTTAGACAAGCAATAGCTCGGCGAGTCGAATATCAAAGAAGCCGCAAAGCCTCTCGGAATGGGCTTTGTTGCTGAAATCGGTTGTAATCGGAAGGCTCTTTAAAACCCACTCAGGCTCTATTAGAGCCCCTAAGTCAAACTGGTAGATGCCCTTAGGTGTCGCATTTATATAAAGGGTCTTAGCGCCCGTCCTAGCCCTTATATCGGCCAGATAATCCCACTTCTTCTTCTCAATAAGTAAGCGGTCGTAATGCGTTCTACGACATTTAAGCTCGATATAGCTATCGCTAGTAATGCCATCTGCTCGGTCGGTCGCTGATAAGGGCGTCAAGTCTGGGTAAAGCGACTTGAGAGCCTCGAATAACTCAACCTCTCGAAAATAGATTAGTTATCTTCCTCGCCATCTTCCCAACCAATTTTCTTTATTGGGTCATCGGCTGGCACTATCCAATCAGGATAAGAGCTACGATCCATAGCAAAGGCCAGCGAAGTGCCTTCATCCATTCCTGCTCTGCGACAGGCTTTATAAACTTCATTGGCAGCAATAGCCCAGAAATCAAGTTTTGTTAATGGGGTTTCTTTAGTAGTCCTGCGTCTCTTCGGACGCTTGACTGGCTTCTTACTTACGCGCTTTCGCGTTGCCATTTCTGACCCCTTTCGCTAGGGCCAATTCTAGCTGAGACTCCATTTTATCAAGGCGCGACACTATTGGAATATTCTCCAATTTGATTATGTAGCGAAGGCCAGCAATCAGTAAAGCAATAGATCCCAATACTGAAGCAACTAAGGTTGCAAGCTCGGGCGCTGGCATTACTTGACTCTGCCGTAACGCTCATAATTTGGGTTAAGCCAATTGATGATGCTAGGCAAGACTGATACGAGAGCTGCATTGGCAATTGCATCGACATCTAGGCCGACTGCTAGATAAGTCGCTAGTGCCGTTGCTAGGAATGTCTTGGCCCAGCTCTCTGCCATCTTCTTTAAGTCGCTCATTAGCTTCTCCTTCGAGGTTGAAATAACTGCCATCTTTGTCTCCCAAAGTTGTAAATGAAATATGAAAATGCGATCGGTGAGGGTTAGCGCCTTTATAAGTTCTGCGTTTCCATCCCAGTATCGGACTCATAATCTTTCCATCAAAAATAATGTAAGCAATTCGCTTATCACCTTTCTTGGCGCACTTACGAATCTTCTCAACTAACGCATAAGCTTCTTCTTTGTGAGCTGCTAGGTCAGAATCAATGTCTATAGCTCTAACGATTCCATCGACTGGTATATGGTCAGAACTGCCTTTAGCAAGGTGACGAGCATCAGCAATCCAACCATCAGACTTACGATCCCTATCAGGATAATCGTCATCAATTTGCTCCCTTAACTGAACGCCCGCTGCACATAGTTTAGCCATTTGCTTCAATCCAGCTTAGGCTTTCTTCATCCCAATACCAAAGACCTTCTTCAGGTCTAGGCGTTGGCGGTTGCCAATCAAAGTTATCATCTAGCGACCAAGATGGATAAGGCTGTGGCGCAATAAATACATCTGCTACAGGGTCATAACTATAACCAATTCCAGCATATTGCTTGCGGATATTGTTATTGTAGGAAGTACGCTTGCAAACTTGGCCTCTAAAATTACCATACCAAGTTTCGGTATCTAAACCTTCAATTAGTTCAGATTCATCAATGCCTACAATAACTTCAGTTACTATATTATTTTCATCTAAAAATGCGTAATGTGCCATTATGTCCAGCTCACATTTCCTGTGCCAGCAGTAATAGTTGCAATAGTGTTAGCCCCGCTGGTAGTTGTTGATCCTGTTAAACCTGCTCCAATAGTTATAGTTCCAGAAGCAGTTGCAAATCTTAAAATTACTACGCCAGAACCGCCGCTTCCTGAGGAGCAAGTTACTTGGTCGTGAACGCCACCGCCACCGCCACCAGTATTTACCGTCCCACTTGTCGCGTTTGCATTTCTATTTCCAGCGCCACCCCCACCAGCACCGCCAGCACCTTGACCAGTTCCGCTATCTCGGGAACCGCCGCCACCGCCACCATAAGTCACATTGCTTCCAGTAATAGCAGTTTGAACGCCATCTCCACCATTACCAGCGTTTGCACTTCCATTGGCTGGACTTTGTCCAGCAACACCTGCACCGCCGCCACCTGCGCCTGGAAATGTGCCGCTGCCTACACCTGTTCCACCTGCAAAACCTTGATTAGTCGTTCCAGCACCACCATTACCGCCGCCTTGACCACCGCCACCAGAACCACCTGTTGCACCATTTCCATCTGTATTAGTTCCACCTCTGCCGCCACCAGTAGAAGTTATAGTTGAAAATACTGAGTTTGCGCCACTGGTTGGACTTACAGCTCTGCTATTAGTTGAACTTCCACCAGCGCCAACTGTTACTGTAAAATTAGTGTTTTTGGCGCAAGTTAATGCAGACTCCAATGAGCCACCGCCACCAGTATTATTTACAGTGCATCGCAATCCACCAGCACCGCCGCCACCGCCAACATTTATACCACCGCCACCGCCACCAGCAACAACCAAGTAATCTACACTTATGCCGCGCGCATAATTTTGAGAAGCAGTTATCCCGAGAATCGGCATTAAGCTATATCTCCTACTACATACCAAGTATCTGTTCCTACTTTGATGCAAGTCGCTGCTGAATATTGAGCTCTTAACTTTGGAGCAGCTGCCGTTGCGCCTGTTGATAAGACTGTTGTTGTGCCTGAGGTAACTGCATTAATAGTTACTTGACCTGCCCCAATCTGAATAATGTTAATCTGAGAGCCAATAGGAAATGCGACTGAAGCATTAGTTGGGATAGAGTATGTTTGAGAAGCGGCATTTGAAGCCGTTATCAAAATATTAGGTTGATCTACTAAAGCAAAAGTATATGTTGTGCCAGTCTTTGCACTGATATCCAAGGTAGTATCATCAGCAGCAATCCAAGTAAAATCTAAATCAGTATTTGAATTTTTACTTAATACCTGACCAGTTGTTCCACCTTTTAAATCAAGAAATGAAGTATCTACCCCATTGCCAAGGGTTCTAATGGCAGCTGCGCCATCTTTGACTAGATCAGTATCAGCTGGAGTTGTCCAGCCAAAGTTTGTTGTTGTTGGCATATTTTCTCCTTATGCAACTATTGTAGCGTTGAGCCAGTCCAAAGTCGGGCTTATTGTATTCCAAGTCTCAGCCATCGGGACTGAGTTCCATCTGAACGCCTGAAGGCTAAAAGCGATAGGCGATACATTTAGAGTCAAGTTAAGCTGATTCAGGCTGGCACTCCAAGTCCAACCTTCGACAAATCCTTGAAATTCTCCACCGACCATATTTGCTGGTAAATTGATGATATTAAGCGGTTGGCCCATAAATACGCCAAGAAGGTTATCTCGGTCTGAATTGTCGATTTCGCCGCTGGCTAGTGGGAAGCTTATTTGGCGTAAGGCAAATTGAGGATAAGCGCGTATAAGTAGATAGAAGGCTACTTGAGCTTGAGCATCGCTTTGATTGCGAAGTGTGGTCGATATGGTTGAAGCTAAAAGGCCATAGTCAGATATTGAGGCTGCGTCCTCATCAGTTACTTCAGCCCCAGAAGTTCCGTAATTTAGAGTTATTGAATTTCGGACATCGCCAGCTCGCTTAAGAATTGAGAGGGCAGGGCCGATGGCGTGATTGCCATCCAAATCGACATAGCCATTTGCTGCTAAATATTGTGATCTATGAGTTGAATCTGCATAGCCGATACGACCTTGGTTATCCTCATATAAATATCCAAGCGCGCTATTAGCAAAGCGAGAAGCAAGGTTATAAACTGTATCGTCTAAATTATTCTCAGAGTGCAGCTCATAATCCCCAGGAGTATCAATCTCACCTACACCGCTACTTTCTGCATCTTGCCATTGAGTAGTTGGGTCATAGCCATTCCAAGTTTCGGCAGCTGGGACTTCATTCCATTGGTCAAATAAAACTGTTTCTAATAGTTCTTGGATTCTATCGCCATCAAATTGATGGGCAAAATTGCCAACATAGACTGCGCGATTGAGTCTTGCTAAGGCTCCTACTGCAACTATTTTGATTTGCTGGCTAGTTGCTGTTGAGCCTGAAGTTTGGACTGTTATGCCTAAGTCAGTAATAAACCCGCCAAATAGATTTACATAAGTAGCGCTTGAGTTTTGAACCTCAATAGTTACTGCATCATTAATTTCATAAGGGACTTGGGCTTCAGCCGTTTCAATAAGGGTTAAGTTGCAATATCCAGCAACTGGTTGAGAGTAAATATCGGTCCGACCAGAAGTAATAGTGAGTCCGCTAAGGGTTGCCCCAGTTACTGTTGATCCATTTACCTTAACTCGATAAACGGGGTTCCAAGCGGTCATATAAGCAGTTGCTCAGTTCCAGCGCCAGTTCTGCGACCTGTGTTATTTAGAGCTGAGACGACCGCCCTAGTAAATCCTTCTTCATCTATTGCTGATGGAGCATTGACATTGATTGTAACTCCATTCATTGATTGTGCGTCCGCTAGACGAGAAAATCCACCAAGATTTATTGCAGTTGAGCTTGGAACTGTGCTTGCAGGAGCACTTGGAGTATTAGCGCTAGGAGCGCTTGGTGTAGTAGATGGCTTAGGGGCTGTTGGAATGCTAGGGCTTGGAGCAGTTGCAATCTTTGGAAGGCTCGAACTGCTCGGAGTGCTAGGCGCTGAGAATGAAGGCTTGGAAATAGTAGCGACATTAGGAAGAAGTGGGACGGCATTGTAAGCGCGAATAAGAACATTAATTGCATCAATTGCAAAATTGACCGCGCTCTTTATTCCATTAACTACGAAGCCAATTACATCAAGAACGCCACCAGCCACCTTGCCAATAAAGCTAAGTGCCGCGCCAAGATTGTTTATCAATACTGGGACTACAAAATCTTTAATAAAGTTATAGAGGATAGTTAATGAATCTTTATTTCTAGCAATTGCATCGGTAACTGGCTTTAGTGCTGAATCTTTGAACTCAATAAACTTAGGGATGACTGTATTGATAAAGTAATCTAAAAGTCTTTGGAGGGTAGGCAATAAAGCAGCTCCTACTGATTCTTTGGCTTCATCAAAGCCGACTTTGAGTCTAGCAATTTGACCTTCAAAAGTATTCGCTTGAACTGTAGCTGCCCCACCAAAGGTTTCGGCTAATTGCTTTACAGTTCCTTCTAGTCCAAGGGTCTTAATTTCGGCACTAGATAAACCAACACCTAGACGCGTTAAAGAGGCTGTATTGCCTTCGTAAGCCTTACCAAGGGCATTGGATACAGTCTCAACGCTCTTACCAGTAGCAGCTGAAATATCTAAAGCTAGCGTCAATAAATCTTGCGACTTAGTTACTGATCCTGTTGCAGTTGCTAAGCGCTGAAGGGCTGGGCGCAATTGGTCATCAGCAACACCAGTCGCTAGTGAGGTTTTAAGTATCTGCTCCTCGACTGCTGAAATCTGAGCTTGAGTTGCGCCAGTAACATTCTTTAGGGCATTGGCTAAACGAAGCTGGGCAGCCTCATCTTCAATAGCTGCCTTAACGCCATCAACGGCTAACTTGACTGCATAGGCCGCTGCTGCTGCAGCTGCTGCTGCGAAGGCGGCTGCTGCAACCTTGCCAAACTTCTCTAACTTACCGCCAAAGCCTTCAACCTCTTTAGAGCCAGTATCAAGATTTTTCTTGAGATCAGCAACATCAGCAAGAATCGAGAGCTTAAGCGTTCTACTGCCAGCCATTACTTATCCCACTCTTTCAATATCTTGGAGAATGCTTCTTGCCATTTTTTAATTAATTCAGGCTGAATCTTACGAAGGGTTGGGTAGATAAAGTAGCCAGCGTTTCCGCGACCTTTGCTCGGTGTTCTTCTGGGGAACTGACGCAAGCGATTACTTCCAAATTCATAACCCGCCCAGAGTTTTTGTGTGCTACCGCCACCAGAAAAGCGCTGACTTGCAAAGCCGTAAGAAAACTCTCCGATTTTGGAACTGGCCGAGACTTTAACGCCTGTTGCAATTCTTCTAACTGCTTCTTGACCAAAAGTCCTTGTGAGTGCATAGGCTTTGATTTCGTTTGCTGCATAAGTAGCCAGCGCGCTAGATTCTGATTTAGCTTGGCTAACGGCTTCATCATCCATCGCTTTGAAAGCGGTAATGATTGAGCGGAGCTCGCGTTTGTCATAGCTGATTGGTAACTCATCTGCCACCGCTACGCTCCTTTAATATATCTATGGCCGTTAATACTTGGTCTATATCTGTCCAGTAAGGCATCGGAATCCCAGTTGCGATAGCAATCTCGATGATTAGTCGGTTGATGCTTCCGGACTCGTAACTTTTGGGCTTTCATCTCCAATCGTCATTTCCTCAACTGTCAGCTCCCAAATCTCTTGGGACTTGGTTGGCTTCCCTGCTGCTTCGCGCTTATACGCAAAATAGGCAAGGTCTAAGAAGTCCGCTTGCTGGTAGGCCGATATATCTTTCATCGAATAAATCGACTTACCAGTTTTGCGTTCCCACTTAGCCCATTCTGGCAATCCAGCTTGGTAAGTAGCTGATTCGCCTGAGCTGTATTTAATTGTGATTGAAATTTTCATAGCTCCCGATGCTCCGATCTCTTAGCTGAAGTTTTCGCTTGGGGTTCCAACGACTGTCATTGTCCAAGTGTCAGTTAGCGCTCCTGGTGCTGCGCCACCTGCTGCTGGGAAGATTGGCAATACGCTGAAAGTAAATACTGCGCCAGTTATAGCCGTAAAAGCGACTGTGAGTGTTGTGTTAGGTGCCGTTTCAGCATCTGTCCACATTGCTTCGAATAGAGAGCTTGCAACTCCCCAATCCTGAAGTAACTCAATTGTGAATGTCCATTGCTTATCAACGGACTTATAGGCGCGACCATCAAGAGTTTGATAGGTCTCGATAATTGTGTCGCAGCTTAAAACTGCGCTGGTTGCCTGGGCGTCATAAGCAGCGCTATCGAGTGTGAAGGTCACATCGCGCCCAGTTATTACTGTTGTTGGCATTTGGGTCTCCTATGCGGTTTGCTCGTAGCGGACGCTCAAGCGGATATCTGAAACTAGCAGGGTAGTAGTTCCAACTTCGGTTACCGAAGGTCTTTCGACTATTGATAACTCATACTTGGAAGCATTTAACGCTCCAAGAATACTAATAACCATTTGCTCTAAGTTATCTAAAGCAGCGGCATTGCTGAAATACGCAACGCAAGCGGTAATGGTGTAATTTAATTTAACTCTTGTTGTAGCTTTGCCCAAAACTTCAAGCTCCATATAGGGAGAGTCTGGAATGACGATAATTGCTGGAACTATTGGTGCTTCTGGAACTGAATCATAAATATTAGCGGTGCATCCTGCTAAAGCGGTTTTAAGCGCTCCTCTAACATCTGTGGCGATTGTGCTGGCTGGCATTAGCCCACCATTGTCTCAACATCAAGATAAGGCCCTAGAAGGCCAGTTACCTTGGCAAGTAAATTCTTAGATAGGCGGTAAGGGGTTACTGCAAAATCTACGCCTTCGATTGATCCACCAGCGGCGGTTCTGGACTGGAAGATTTCAACGGAGATAGCCAGAATAGCAGCTTCAGCATTGGGGTTTCCGACATAGGTCGATAATCCAGATAGCGCAGCGTTTCCTGCTGGGATGATATTTTTTTCCAATATGTCTGCATTGGTGA